AGATCGTTACAGGTGGTAACTCTAATGTAACTGCCACAGTCAAGTCTTGGAATAGTGCCACACGTCAGTTGGTTATATACAACAGGTCTGGTATCTTTGCTATACCTGAGACACTTACTGGTAATACATCTAGTGCTGCATGGACAAGTGCTACATATAATACCCTAAATAATACCAATGATGAGTCTCAGTCTAACTGGGCAATTGAAACTCAGGCAGATGCCATCGTTGATTTCACTGAAGGTAATCCCTTTGGTGAGTTTGGAAATAAAGGAAGTAGTATCTAATGTTAGGAACATATTCATATCACGAAATTATCAAGAAGACAGTAGTCGGATTTGGTACACTGTTCAATAATATTGAATTGCGTCGTGTAGCATCTGGTAAGACTGAGGTCATGAAGGTGCCTCTGGCATATGGTCCTCGTCAGAAGTTTTTACAACGTCTGAATCAAGTAGGTCTAAACAAGACTCAGACTCAGATCACTCTTCCTAGAATCTCCTTTGAGATACAGGGATTTAATTACGATGCCACTCGTAAAGTATCTCCTACTCAATACATCAGAAACACACAAGCTGATGGTAAAGAGTTTAAAAGTTTTATGCCAATACCATATAATTTGAATTTTGAATTGGCAATCATGGCAAAGAATCAAGACGATGGTCTTCAGATTCTTGAGCAAATACTTCCTGTCTTCCAACCTAGTTTCAATATTACATTGAATCTAATTCCAACACTGGATGAGAAGAAGGACTATCCTATAACTCTAACTTCTATTGATTATGAGGATGTGTATGAAGGTGACTACGATACTCGTAGGACTCTGGTATATACATTACAATTTGTTGCTAAGACTTACCTATACGGTCCTGTCCAAGACAAGTCTGGTGAGGTTATTAAGAAGGCGATTATTGACTACTCAACTAAGACTGAGTTAGCACCTAATGCACCACGTGAAGTGAGATATCAGGTAACACCTGAACCAATCACTGCTGACGCAGATGATAACTTTGGATTTAATGAATTGACAAGTGAGTTTGTTGATTCCAAACAATGGAACCCAGTGACGGAACAAGATGAAGCAGTTTGATGGGATCGAAGAAGCTCTTGACGTGGAAACATCTATTGTTCCTAAGAAGGAGCCTAAGATGGAGATCGTACCAACGACGACTACGGAACAACTTAAGAAAGACTATGATTACACGAGGGGGAATCTCTACTCGCTTATTGAAAAGGGCCAGGAAGCCGTGGACGGTATCCTCGAAGTGGCTCAGTCTTCTGATCAACCAAGGGCGTACGAAGTAGCAGGACAACTTATCAAACACGTCGGTGACGTTGCTGATAAACTCGCTGATCTTCATAAAAAAGTTAATGAGATTGAGAATCCGAAAGGAGGAATATCTGATAAACAAGTCACCAACAACACCATGTTTGTTGGTAGCACAGCAGAACTTGCTAAATTTCTAAAACAAAAGCAAGATAAATAACTTAGTAAAGGTAACTTAAACCATGTCGGTATTAAATGTAATTGACACACAGACAATCAGTGCATCTGGTACTGGCTATATTGTAGTCAAGTCTGGTGTTCTAAGAGTCTATAGTGCAAGTGCATCTACCATCAAGATTGATGCTGGACCTGCAATCACACTTGCAGCAGCAACACCTGAGTTGATCTCAGTTGGTAAACCAAAGTCTTCACGTATTAAAGCAGCAACTGATGCTGCTGCTATGGTAGTAACCGTTGATCACGGTGGCACACCAGCACACACCTTTGCAGTAGATGATTATATCGCTACTGTTGACGGTGGTGATACTGATGGTTTCGTTGCAGCATTTGAAACTGCTGCCTCTGCTGGAAAGAAAGTAACTGCAATCTCAGATACTACTATCACAACTAACTACGATTCATCTTCTGCCTCTGCTGACTATGCAGTGTCTAGTGCAGATGTTATTGCTGGTACACTCCCACAAATACAGAGAGCAGTCTTGCTTACTGCTGGTGGTGCTGATGTAGTAGTAGAGCAAGTCCAAATCGTTGGTGGTTAACTATGGCACGGAATACCAAAGCAGATGGCAACTCACTTAGATCCGTAAGTACTCCTGCAATGCAGGGTAAGAAAGGTAATGTAAACAGTAAAGGTAGATCCGTTACTGGTGGTGCATCTATGGGTGGTATGAATATCCGTGCTGCTGGTGGATTAGGTAAATCAAAACCTAAGAATGTTGAGTTGGTAGTTAAGAAGTATAAGAAACAAGTTTCTTCTGACAGAAAATCTGCTGCTAAAGAGAGAGCAGGTATGAGAGCCAAAGGTATTAAGTATGAAGAATTGAAATCCTTCTCTGGATTTCTTGATGAAGCTTCAAATCCAGAAGGTAAATCAGCAGCTGCAAAGACATTCTCTAAGAAGAAGTCTACAAACCCTTCTGATAGGGTTCAGACTAGGCAACACACTAGTGTTGGTCTAGCAGCAGAAGAGACCTATGACCATATTAAAGACCGTCGTCTTGAGAAGTATGGTATAGGACATGATGGTTCTGATCGTAAGTCTACTCCTAGTAGATCTAGTGATAAGAAACCTAAAGGTAAGACTGTTTTACAAAAGGAAACAGAGAAGAAGTATGGTAAAGGTAAGTCAGCATTGGATATTGTGAAAGCAAAAATCACCGCTAAACATGGCAAGGGAGCTATTATGAAAAATGAAGAATTTGTACCTATTAAATCTTTTAAGCAGGTTGCTAATGAGGCAGTAGTTACTGGCACTATAGCTGCTACGGCTGCTGTAGCAAAAGGAGTAAAGGCTGCTGTAGTTGGTGCTAAAGTTGCCAAAGGTGCTGCTGTTGCTGCCAAAGGTGCTGCTGCTGTTAAAGGTGGTGCTGCTGCTGCGAAGGGAGCAGGTGCTGCTGCTGGAGCAACCAAGGCTGTCGGAGGTGCTGCTGCTAAGAAAGCAACTGTCGCTGGTACAACTGCTGGAAGTAGTAGTAAGACTGCTGGTTTCGGACAGAAACTTGGTAACGCTGCTAAGGAAGGTGCCAAGGATGCTGCTGTTGACCATGTAAAAGATAAAGTCAGAAAGGCTGCTGGTCCTAAAGAAGAGGACACCAACGAAGAAGTAATCAATGAGTTATCTGCTGACACACTTTCATCAGCATCCAAGGCTGCCGATGTAGACCGTGGTAAGAAAGCAGTTGCTGGTGATAAGGAAGGTGCTAAGAAGAGAGTTAAGCAAGCATCTAAATTTTATAAGGCTGCTGGTGCAAAGCGTAAGGAAGAAGCAACGGAAGAGTATGAAGTTACCAACGCTGATAAGAAAGGTAACACTCCTGCATACAAAGCATTCAAAGCAGGTAAGAAGAATGCCAAGACAGGCAAACCTCTATACAAAGCTGCTGATCATATGAAAGAGGAAAGACCTCATCCAGATGGACAGTGGGAGTATCATGAGAAGGAAGGTCTAAGGACATTCAAGGATTTTATTAAGGAAGGTAATCCTACTACTCGTATGTTACAGAAGTCTAAGTCACAACAGACTGGTAACATCAGTGCAGATAGGGGGACAGACGCAAAAAAGAATAAAGAGTCTCGCAAGGGGCTCGAAAAAGATCTAAAGAAGAAAGGTATCGGATACAAGAAAGGTACTGGTGAATACAAATATGATGATGGATCTAAGGGACGTGAAGTTTCGTATCAAACTTCCCCAGGAAAGAACATGTCCAAGCGAAGGTTTGGTAAAGTGATGAGGAGACTAGGGAGAAAGCACGGACAAGAGACGGTTATTACTAAGGACAAAAACAAACCAGCACGTTTACATGACACTGAGTCTAAGAAGCCAGGTAAGTCAGTAAACATAGGTAAGTCCAAGCCTGGTAAGCATCCTGAAGGATCTGGAGAGACCTCTGGAACCAAGGTAAGAGGTAAGAAATTGTCTAAGACAACAAACAAACCAAGTTATCATTATGGCTGAAGAAAGAAGAAAGATCTGTAAGTTCTGTGGACTTACAGCACCT